CTAAGTTTGAATCTTTAGGAATAAAGTCAATTCAAAATACTATTATCTCTAAATCTGTTTCAGGTAAGAAACTTGCAAGACAAATAGATGGTCAAAGATGGGGATTTACTGCTAGAATAATTACAGCTAAACGATCTGATGTTTATGGACAATTAATGGCATTTATAATTAAACAAAGATCAGGCAAAGAAAATTTTACAATAGTGCCACCAGAAGTCGAAGATGCTAGAGGTACAGCTAGTGGTACACCTACCGGAACAGGAAGTGCTGGAGATACATCTATTACACTTGGTGGAACTGGAACTGGCACATTAAAAGCTGGAGATTTTATTAAATTTGCTAATCATTCAAAAGTATATATGGTCGTTGCAGATCAATCAGATATTTCAACTGGAACTCTTACAATAGAGCCACCATTAACTACAGCAGTTTCTTCATCAGATATTCAATATGATGATGTTCCATTTACAGTATATCTAACTAATGATATTCAAGAGTTTGGAGTAGTAGGTGCTGGACAAGATGGAACTTTGTTATATCAGTTTGAATTTGATGTTGAAGAAGCACTATAGATGAAAAAATACAAAATAACTCATAGAGTAAGTGCCGATTTTATTGCTGAAATTATTGTAAATGAAGATGAAATTAATATTCAAACTAACGATCTTAAAGAATATAAGAAACCTAATAGCAAATTTGAATATACTATGTTAAAAGGTACAGAAAGTGTAACTCAAACAACTTACGAAGAATATGACGAGAAGCCTGACAACAGCAGTAAAGAACGAATTAGCAACGAATGATATTCGACCAGTACATCTTATCACTATTGGGTTCAGTACTCCTGTTAATCTTACTGATTGTTCCTTTTCGCTAACATCATCAATATCAGGCTCATCAGTAACTTATTTAGCATCAGATTTTGTATTAGGTATATCTAATCACACAGAAGAAACAGATATTACTAAATCAAGTATCACAATTAGTTTATCTGGTGCAGATCAAACTTTTATTTCTACAGTATTAAATGAAAATGTAATTAATGATGAAGTTACTATTTATAGAGCATTTTTAGATGATTCAAATTCAATTATATCTGACCCACTTTTACTTTATAAAGGTAATATTGAAAATTTTGAAATACAGGAAAATGAAAAAGATAGTGCAGTTGGTTTATCTATTGTATCACATTGGGCAGATTTTGAAAAAAAGAATGGTCGAAAAACAAACAATACATCACAGCAAAGATTTTTTAGCACAGATGTAGGTATGGACTTTGCAAGTCAAACAGTTCAAGATATTAAATGGGGTAGAGCATAATGGGTTGGGGTAGTATTGTTAAAGCTGTAACAAAAATTACTGGATTCTTTAAAGATATGAATCCTCTAGTATCTTTAGGGGTAACATTATTTTTATCTTGGGCATTAAGACCAAAAGTTCCTGAAATACAAGATTTTGGAACAAATGAATTTGATGATTTTGAAAAAGGTATTCTAGTTAATAAACAATCTAATGACGCAAATATTCCTGTAATTTATGGAGAAAGATTAACTGGTGGAACTAGAGTGTTTATGGAAACATCAGGAACAGATAACACTTATCTGTATATGGCTATCGTAATGGCAGAGGGAGAGATTAATAATATTACAGAAATAAGAGTAGATGATAAAATAGTTACATTTGCATCAGGATTTTCTGATGGAACAGCAGTAGAAGTAAATAGTTCAGATAGTAATTTTTATAAAGACTCAGAAAGTTTAATTAGAGTAGAACCACATTATGGTACAGATGGTCAATCAGCATCAACATTATTATCAACATTAACTAATTGGACAGCTAATCATAAATTATCTGGTCTATGTTATTTAGCAGTAAGGTTTAAATGGAATCAAGACGCATTTACTGGAATTCCAAAAGTACAAGCTAAAATTCAAGGTAAAAAAGTTGTATCTTATAATGCAAGTTTAGTTGCACAATCTCCAGCTTACTCAACTAATCCAGCATGGTGCTTATTAGATTATTTAACTAATACTAGATATGGAAAAGGTTTATCAATTTCAGAAATGGATTTACAAAGTTTTTATGATGCTTCACAAGTTTGCGAAACGCAAGTAACACCATATTCTGGTGGAAGTGATATTAATATTTTTGATACAAATACTGCATTAGATACTTCTCAAAAGATTATAGATAATGTTAGAGAAATTTTAAAAGGTTGCAGAGGATATTTACCTTATACTCAAGGAACTTATAAATTAATTATTGAAACAATAGGTAGTGCATCAATAACATTAACTGAAGATGATATTATTGGTGGATATACTTTATCTGTTCCAACAAAGAACGAAAGATATAACAGAGTTATAGTTGGCTTTGTTAATCCTGATCGTAATTATCAAGTTGATGAAGTTCAATTTCCACCAATAGATGATTCAGGATTACCAAGTGAAGATCAACATGAAAATATGAAAACTGCTGATGGTGGATTTTTACTTGAGGGTAGATTTGATTTTAAAACTATCACATCTCCATATCAAGCTGAAGAAATGGCAGAAGTTATTTTAAGAAGATCAAGACAAGCATTAACATTAGGATTAACTGTTAGCTTTGATGCTTATGATTTAGCGATTGGCGATATAGTTAATATTACACATAGTTCATTAGGATTTTCTGCTAAACCATTTAGAGTTATGGGAATGACTTTTAATGAAGATTTTACAATAGGTTTATCTTTAGTGGAATACCAATCAACACATTACACTTGGGCAACTAAAACTCAACAAGCAACAATCCCAACAACTAATTTACCTAATCCATTTACTATCCAACCACCAGCAAGTGTTACTTTAGATGACCAATTAATCCAATACAATGATGGAACTGTAATCGTAGCTTTAGATGTAACTATTGGTGCTTCTCCTGATAGCTTTGTTGATTATTACCAAGTGGAATACAAAAAAAATTCAGATTCAAATTATATTATATATGCACAAGGTTCAGGATTAACTCATAGAGTTTTAAATGTAATTGACCAAGAAACTTATGATGTAAGAGTTAAAGCTGTAAATACTTTAGGTGTATCATCAACTTATGTAACAGCACAAAGAACAATTATAGGTGCAGTTTTACCACCAGCAGATGTGGAAGAATTTTCTTGTAATGTAGTTGGACAAGAGGCTCATTTAAGCTGGAAACAAATACCTGATTTAGATTTAGCATATTATCAAATAAGATATTCACAAGATATAGTTGGTGGAGATTGGTTAAATTCAGTTTCATTAATTGAAAAAGTATCTCGACCAGCAACTTCAATTTCTGTACCAGCAAGAATTGGAACTTACCTCATAAAAGCTGTAGATAAACTTGGCAACTTTAGTTCAAATGCTACAGCAGTAGTTTCTAATGTTGCTGGTGTATTAAACTTTAATGCAGTTGTAACACAAACTGAACACCCTAATTTTAATGGAAATAGTTTCTTTGATTCTGCTGAAGGTAATTTTGACGATCAAGCTGGAAATTTTGATGATGGGTTTGATACTAATTTAGTTGTTACAGATAGCACATTGAGATTAGATTCTTCAGAATTGTTTGATAGTGGTTCAGGATTATTTGATGACTATTCTGATAGATTATTTGATTCTGGTGCTGGTTCACAAGATTTATACGCATCAGGAATATATAATTTTGGTGTTCCAATAGATGTAGGTGGAATTTATACTGTAAGATTAACAGCGAATATTAAACAAACTGCTGACAATCTTGATGATGTCTTTGATAGTAGAAGTGGGTTATTTGATGACGCAAAATCTAACTTTGATGGAGATACACCAGCAAACTGTAGAGCAACACTTCAAATAGCAACTTCAGATGATAATGTAACCTATACAGGATTTAGAAATTTTGTAATAGGCGAATATAAATCTCGTTTTTTCAAATTTAGAGTTTTATTTGAATCTGATGATTTATCTTCAACACCTGTTGTATCTGAATTATCTGTAACTGTAGACATGATAGATAGAATATTTAGTGGAAATGATTTAATTTCTGGTGTTGGAACTTACACAGTAATATTTACAAATCCATTCTTTTCTGTTAATTATGCTGTAGGAATTACAGGCGAAAATATGGTTTCGGGAGATTATTTCACAGTAGAAAATAAAACTGTAAATGGTTTCGATATTACTTTCAAAAATTCTTCTGATACTGTAATATCTCGTCAATTTGATTATCTTGCAAAAGGATTTTAAAAGGAGTATAAGAACTTATGGCACAAGGCGATTATTTAATTCAGAATCAAGGTTTTCCAGCTTTTAGAAGTGATCTAAATTCGACTTTAGAAGCTATCAATACATCTAATTCAGGAACATCAAGACCAAGTTCAGCAGTTGCTGGTACAATTTGGCTAGATACTACTAATGCAACAAATCCAACTTTAAAATTTTATGATGGTGCTGATGATATATCTTTAGCAACTTTAGATTATTCAGCTAATACTGTAAATTGGTTAGATTCAGTTGTATCTGGTGGAGATGTTGTTGATGACACTACTCCACAGTTAGGTGGAAATTTAGATGTTAATGGAAATTCAATAGTTTCAGTTTCAAATGGAAATATTACATTCACACCTGATGGAACAGGTAAAGTTATAATAGATGGTTTATCTTATCCAACAGCAGATGGAACAGCAAATCAATTTTTAAAAACTGATGGTGCTGGAAATTTATCTTTTGGAGATGTTGATAGTTTTTCAAATACAACTATTACAAGTCAAACAGCAGAAACTTCAGTAGCAGATAATGATTTAATTTTAATATCAGATACTTCTGCTGGTGCTTTAAGAAAAATGACTAAAGCAAATTTTACTGCTGGTGTTGGTGGTGGAAAAATAGGTCAAGTTGT